ACAAATCTTTTTATAAATTTGGTCTCTTAACTCAGGTCTTTGTTGCATCATTACAATGAAATCCTTCGATTGGAATTTCACAACTTCACCGGTATCAGTATCTACATACTCATACCAAGCTCCACCCTGTTTAACTAACTTATTATCTTTCAATACAGTTAGCCAGCTACCATAATTATCTATACCTCTATCGAAATAGATTTCAAAATCTGCCGAACGAAGTGGTGGGCCTAATCGGTTCTTAACCACTTGTGCTCTTACTGAGATTCCTACTACTTTATCCGTTCCGCCAATTTTAGTTTTGATTTGACCAACGTTCTTCAATCTTAAACGAACTGATGCGTGGAAAGCCAAAGCCTTACCACCACTCGTTGTCCAAGGGTCACCGAACATTACTCCTAACTTTTGTCTTAATTGGTTTGTGAAGATAACTGCAATTTTCTGTCTACCAATTACATTGGTAATCTTTCTCATTGCCTTAGATATGATAATAGCTTTATCGGTTGCATAACCGTCTTTATCATAATCCGATTCCATCTCTTTCTTAGTAGAAGCCGCCGCAACGGAATCCACAACGATTGTTACTAACTTATCTTTTTCAGATGTTCTAACCTTCTCAATGATTGTTTCAATTGTTTCAAAGATATCCTCAACTGTATCTACACTCACATATAGAAGTTTGGATACATCTACTCCGATTGCATCAAAGAATTCTCTACTTACCGCAGTTTCAGTATCAATCAATACTGCAACTCCACCTTGCTTTTGAGTTTCCGCTAAGATGTGAGCAGAGAGTAATGATTTACCGCTCTGCTCCAAACCTGTGATTTCAGTAATTCTACCAACAGGTATTCCACCATACGGGCGATTAGAAATAGCAACATCCATCATAGCTGCTCCGGTTGAAATCCATCCATTTACATTGGTTGGTGCTCCATCGGAATCATCATCTAAGAAGAAGGCGATTTTTTGGTCTTTATTTTTCTTGTTCAGACTATCGACCAGAATATCTGCTAAATCAGTTTTTGCCATAATTTATAACTTGTTATTATTTGAATAAATCTTCGAATGCATCTGCTACTTGTTGAGTAGTTTTAGATACAGGTGTCGATGGTGTTTCATCCCAAGGCAACTCTTGTTGAGTAGCTGATTGTGGAATCTCATCATCTAATTGGTGAGGCTTTGTATCGAAATCAAATGAATCACTTACACTCTTTTCTGTTTTAGCCACAAGTGTTTCTTGTGTAGCAGATTGTGCACCTTCATCAGTTGTGTTTCCAGCTAACCAATTTTCTAAGATTTTCTTCAACTCATCATATGACAATTCTGAGTAGATAGTTGTGATTTCTTTTTCGTTACCAATCAACTCCTTAATCTTATCATCGTTCTCATGCAACTTAGTAGTTGTAGGTTTAACTCTGATAGTAGTAGTTGGGTAAGATGCTCCGCCTTCCGCTGCTGCGTAATCTACAACGATATCTCTACCATTGATTGGGTCGGATAAATCACCGTAATCTGGGTCTGCGAAATAACCCAATAATTCTTGATAAACTGTCTTACCAAATCCCCAAAACTTAACACCTTCACTTTCCTGACCTCTTACGATTACGGGAACAAAAGTTCTCAATTTTGGCTCCATTTTCTTAGCTTCGCGGTAATCATCCTTTCCACCCATTCTCTTAAGTTTTTCTGCAAACTCTACGATAGGGTCAGGTCTTCCGAATGAAGCTGGTGATAAATAGGATTTGTTGTTGATGTTGTAGTGAAAATACAATTCAATAAAAGGAATATCCTTGTTGAATTTGTAAGGTACTAAACGGATTTGGTGTTTACCAACTGTTGGCTTCCATAGTGAGTCAGCCGTTTTCTGTGTGCCCTGAAGTTTGTTCAGACGGGCTCTGATTGCATCAATGTTTGTTGACATGCTTTATTTGTTTTATGGTTTAAAATTAAGTTTAATGTTTATAGATATAAATATCTTTAACTGATAAACTTAGAACAAAGATACACTAATATATCGAATATTCCAAGCTTTTTTTAATATTTTTTTACTAAAATATTTCGTCTTCTAACTCTTTGAGAGTCAGTTCATTGCACCCCTTATTATCCTTACATTTTTTGTAAGCATCGTATAATTTTTTATGACGGTTGATTCTCTGAAGAACATACCATCCATCATCATTTGTGGTGTAAATAGATTCCCATAGAGTTAAATTCTCTGAATATGGGTGTGGTTGATTTTGTGCCCAATTTTTGGCAGCAGTAAAACCTCGTGGGGTTGCAGGAAATTCTCCTTTAGGTGTAGGAGTAAAGAATGAGATGATTTTGTTTAAAAACTTTTTCATAAAACGGAAGGAGTTGGGATTCCCCTATAAATATATACAAATATACGAAAACAATTACTTTATCCAACCTATTTTTTTACCTTCCTTTTTTCTTTTCTCCCACTCTTCTTCTGAACCAGGAAATCTCCATGCCCATACTATCCAAAACAGCATAAATCCACCAATACCTATAAGTGCCACAGGTTTATGTAATGTAAATAATAGAATAATATAGCTGATAATCATAGTGGTTACCATTATCCATTTAACTTTTGTTGGATAAATACTCTTTTCTTCCCAACGAATTAAATGTGGTGAGAACTTAGGGTGAGTATGTAACCAATGATTTAACTTTGGTGAACTCTTAGCGAATGCCCATGCTGCTAAAATTACAAATGTTGTCATAGGTACACCAGGAACAATAGCCCCAATGTATGCACAACCTACGAATAGTAAGCCCAACGCTCTCCATAACCAAACTTTCATTTTATTTATTTTTATTTTTAAAAAATTCTTCTACCTTTTCCTCTAAAAAATTAATTGAATCAGAATCTCCTGTCCAACCTTCGTATTTGATGTAATACTCAATTAGATTAGGATTCTCTTCTAATCTTTGTTTTAACTCACTTAACTTAGGTATGTATATATTAATGTAAGTCATTATTTAGCCCATTTTCCTCTTTGTACTAATTGTGCAATGATTCCATATACAGATAAATCCTGATAGGTATCATCTACCGCTTCTCCCACATTATCCTGCTTACCTAATACCACCAATTGTTTCAATCTCTGAATCTTATCATTCATTCTAAACCACAATCCTGTTTGAGATAATTTTCTCTCCTCCTCTGTAGCTAACGATGTTCCTACTGAGATATTACCTGGACCGTAATTAGATTGTTTAGCGCAGAAGGTTTCATATCCTTCTATCATAATCTTTTTGTATTCCGCTGTCATTTCGGGATACTCCTGCTCTATTTGAGCCACCACTTCTGGGTTCTTATAGTTGATTGTCATAACATTTGGTTTATAAGTGTAAAGATAATAAGAAAATTTTACATTTCCAAATTATTTTACCTTTGGTTTTTCTTTATGAATTTCAGATGGGTTTACGTTTGTAGGTCTCACTACTGTACAATCACCTTGTTGATAATCATTAAATCCAACATCATCTTTGATTTTCATATAGCAAGGATTTTCTACACCATCTAAGTCTTCTGATTCACATTTTACCGCCTTACCTTTGCTAATACTGAATTTTTGATTAGAATTCTTAAAATTAGTATAATCCAAATCGTTATTGTAAAGAACTTCAGAAATTTTTTGATTCCTATAATATATTTTCATTGTTTCTTCGAATCTTACCTTTTCCTCATCACTCATACAATCAAGCACTCCAAGACCCTTAAATTTGTTCAATACGGCTTCAACTCGTCTCTCTGCCCAATCTTCAGCAGCTTTTAGTTCTTCTTCGGTAGCAATTCCACTCTCTACCATCCATTTTTTATCATCTTCTAATGCCGCCTTCTGCTCGTTAATTTGCTCATTTGATGGAGGGAAATTAGGAGGAGTTTGTTCCTTTGGGTAAAGGAAATCAAATGTCGATAACATTCTCTTACCTCTGTTTCTTGTTTGATTGCTTTTGAACCTACTCTGTCTCCATTTTTCTTCACTTACTCCAGCTGCACCACCTTGTACTTTTACACTAATTCCACCAGAGAATTCTAATGTTACCATAAGAAATTCTAAATCAGTTTCATTTTCATTAATTTCATTTACAACTAATACATCAGCGGTTTTAAACGCTTCATCGGCTGGTAAATAAACTGAATTACCCTTTGCTATTAAGCTCATTGCAACTTTAACCTCCGCGTAATCAGAAAGCCCATCTCTAAAATCTTTACTGTTAAACATATCAGTTAGAAGTTGATTTAAAAGTTCCTGATATTCTTTTTGCTTTTCAGGATTATTTTCCAAATCTTCATCTTCAAAATCTTTAAGCTTTTGAAAGGTTTCCATTACCTTTTGATTTTCAGGTAAATCTATTTTATCTCCTAATAATTGAGTAAATTTATCAATCGATTTATCTAATAATTTTTTCCTAGCTTCCTTTCTTCCTTCAGGTGTTGTAGTATCACCAATATCAACTGTTTTAAATTTTCCAGGTGGTTTTTTAGAAATTTCTGCTTTCAATTGTTTATATTCATCAATACTATCATTTCTACTTTTAATGGAGTTGACAAAATCTGTTGCTTTTTTCTCTAATTCTTCATCACTAAGGTTCGGATTACTTTCTTTTAATTTTGCTTTTGTTTCTTCAATTGTAGGAACTGCTAATCTCTTATGTGTTACTCCATTGAATACAACTGTATCTTCATCAATTATTTCAATTTCAACGTATTTTTCTTCTCCTATGATTTTAAGAGGTGTTCCATCTTTTTTACCAACTGCACCCTGTCCGGATTTACCAATTGTTACACCATATTTTTTACCCGAACTCTCAGCCCATTCTCTACTTGCTTTTCCAGCTCCTAATTCAGCCACTTTAATGTATCCTTGATTAGGCCAATCTCCTTTCTTTTTTGAAGCAATATAGATTTTAACTTCTTTATCATTTACTATTTTAATATAATCTTTTGCAATGACTTGTTCCTCATCCGTCAAATCTTCACCCCTCGTCATCTTACCAACAATAGTAGATATTTGCTCTTTAAGATTATCATCCAAAATTGTATCTTTATATTTAGGTTGATTCATTTTTTTAGCCGCCACATCTTTGTAATCTTTTTTACTAGCTAATGGGGTAACTGAAGTTGATTGTGAATCTTCTCCATCTACATTAGGTGCTTCTTCTTTAGCAGCAGCTGTTGCAGCATCTATATCTTTCTCTGGTACTTCTTTAAATACACCATCTGTTCCATCTTTTACAGCAGCTTCTATATTTTCGTTAAATAATAAATTCCACCATTTTTTACTACCAATTTCAATTGCATTGTTAACAACAGTTTCTACTCTGATATATTTTGCATCTCCATTTGGTGAGTCTGAGTAATATCCATTTCCTATGTGATGCAATACTTTACCACCTTTAGTAGTTGCCGTAGTTCCTATTTTATCATCGGTTACCTTTGGTTCTTCCGCAGGTACTTCTCCATCTTTAGCATCCGCTTTTTTAGCTGCAATTCCCATATCTTCCGCAAACTTATTCGCCATTGGAATTGCATCTTTAATATCCATATCGATTACCGTTGATTTCATTGGTATCGGATTATTAGGATTCTTAGCGTTATGAGCTACGATTGCCGCCCATCTATGGTGTCCATCGATTACATATCCATCTCTACTCACATATATCGGTGCAGTAATCTTTGGATGATTAGGGTCTTTTTCTAATGCCCCCATCATACCAATTACTTTTTCACCAACTAAATCCTTTTGAGTTGCTTTTAATTTATCAGCAGGTACTTCAGTTTGTAATACTTTGATGTTCTTCTCTTTCAACATCTCTCTAAATACAGGTTCGGTATCTACCTCACCATCCTTATCAGTTTCCATTCCAGCTGCTCTACTACCATCTACCGCCTTTCCTTTGAATTGAGGCATTTCTTCTCTCGGTATCCCTTGATTATCATCACAATATAAGTTAGTTCCAGGAATAGTAATATCACATAAGTTGATGTTTGGCGCAGGTTCTCCTTTAGCCTTTGCATCATCTAACATTTTACTAATCTTACTTATATCAGTATTGAATTGATTTAAATCGTTTGGGGAAATTCCATCTAATGCTTTACCATCTTTACTGAATGTTTCTTTATCAGCTTCCGGCATTTCATCTGCAATTTTTTCAGGCTTAACCGATTGAGTTTCGGTTTTACGCTTTGAACCGTCTTGCATCATTTTATCAACTAATTCAACATGACTCTCTCCTGCAATTACAATTGGTATCTTACCTTTCGCTACTAATTCTTTTCTTTTCTCTATAATATTCTCATCTCTCGTATTATTAAACGCAACTTGAATATCATTTATTTTTGTTTCCTTATCACCATTATCTTCTGGAAATGCTAATCTGAATAATGTTCCTCTATCGCCACTTCCTTCTGGGTTTTCTTCATTAGGTACTTCTCCCGTTGGGTTATCAAAATTTTCTATTGGTGGAAATCCAGCTTCTTTAACCGCATCTTCTAAGAATTTTCTACCTTCATCATCTAAGAAATCTTTTGGTGACATTGTATCAGTACCTTCACCTTGTCCAATCATACTAGCCCAATTACCAGCTTTAACTTGTGAATGATTGAGACCGGTTTTCTCCATTTGTTTTTTGTACAACTTAGATTGGTCATCATGCACATCTAATTCATCTCCATCCCATGTATCAATACCCGCCCCCAATTTCTCAAATCTCGGAGCTGCATAATCCATTTCATCGTTAAACTCTAAATCACCTTCATCATTTGTTGCACCTCCCTCTCCTAAGAATACAATATTTTCCCATTCTTCTTGAGGAATAGTTGCTTTTACTTGGTCAATTATATCATCAACCATTTTGGTTTCACCATGAACGGTTCCAAACATCATTCCACCATCTTCAAATTCTATTGTTTGAATTTCTCTACCTGATTTTTTACCTTTAAATTTCTGTACTTTTGAATCAGTATCTTCATTAGCCGATTCTAATCTAGTAGGTTCTCCGACCGTACCTTTTCCAGAATCTTCTTGTTTATTTTTATCTATAGTTTGTTGTGATTTAAATGCTCTGGCTTTAGCTTTATTATGTGTACTTGCTTTAGGGTCATCTAAAACTAAATCAGGATTATCTTTTGGTAAAGTTTTCTCCGCTTCCTTTTCTTTGGTATCCAATGCTTTTGTAGCAGTATCAATCATAGATGCGGTATCCGGTTTATCACTATCTGATTCTCCATCGGTTGGTTCTCCCATATCCGTTCCTCCAACTCCTTTACTTAATTCTTCTTTTTCCTTATCAGTTAAAGGTCTTAGATTACCTTTATCATTTTTAAATTCAGCTGCACCACCATCTGTAGATGAATAATATCCACCTCCTAAGTGAAACTTACCTGGAAATTCTTTTGATTCACCCTTACCATCTTCCTCGTTTAGTATTCTATTAAACAATTCATTTAAATCTATTACTTCCGATTGTGCCTCATTTGGTTTTTTCTTTTCGTTGTATGAATCAACCATAGACATCATTAGTTCTTCTGGTATTTCCATATTCTCCATGTTATCCGCAACGGCATCCATAAAATCGCCCAACATTCTTTCATCATCTCCATCTGCTCCCGCAAATAAAGATGCTTTACCAACTCCAACTATAATAGTTTCGGCTACTGCGTGTGGTATCAATTCCATTGCAACGTGCTTAGCAAAATAAGCGGCTCCATGTGCCAATCCTCCTCCCGCTGCAGCAAATAATGCAGTACTAGCTACCTTAATTCCAACTGATATTAATGCCTTCTTTTCTTCTTTTTCTAATGGTTTTCTACTTAACAAATTCTTAACCGCCTTACCAGCAGTTTTGAATGTATGCACCTCATGCTTAAGACCATGCATAATAGCATTTCTAGCACCTTTCGCTTTATCCTTTAACGCCTCTGCAAAACTTCTACGAGTTTCTGAACCTGGTTTATCTTGACCTTTATTAAAAAATTCTTTTTCTTTTTCACTCCACTTTTCCACTTTACTTTTAAGTACATCCACCTTCGTTTTAACTACGGGTTCCTTTTTCAAAGGTGCAGGTGCTTCTACGGAAGAATCTTTTGGTTTCTCTACTGAAGGTGTTTCCGGTGAAGGTTGGTTTGGTTTAGAAGTATCAGTAGGCTTTTCCGCAGATGGTGTTTTACCACCCTTTGAATCAAACTTAGCTTTTTCTTCAGGAGTTACGGGTCTTAAATTACCCTTATCGTTTTTAAATTCGGCTTCTCCTCCATCTTTAGAAGAGTAGTATCCTCCACCTAAATGGAATTTACCTGGAAACAAACCAGATTCTTTTTCATCTTCCGCTTCTGAAAGCAATTCGTATAGATTAGGTTTTATATATCCATACCCTAACTCATCACATATTTCCATCAACGCAATTACCTGCTCCTTATCCTTCATATTTGGAAATGGATATGTTACAGATAATTCTAAAAGTAGCTCATCTATGATTTTATTAATATCAGCCATAAAATTAATTAAATTCTATTTTTTCAAAAATTCTAGTTGGAACTTTTCTAATTCCTTGTAAACCCGTTAATATAATGCAATTTCTAAATTTATCCCAATCTAAAGAGAATGAAGTATCTAATACTCCTCCGTTTTCCTCTTTAATTAATTGGTTCAATGCATTGATTGTATATAGGGTGTTCGATTGTTTCTTTCTATGTACCAATATAGTGTTAGGTAACTGCTTATTTGGTCTGAATTCCACATCGATATTATATGTGATATATAACTCATCTAAATTTGTTTTATTCTGTAGAATATAGATGTAATTATATACAATTTTATAATTTTCTCTTATTTGTTGCAATATATCTTGCAAAACTTCTTTATCCGTAAAGGTGCATAGTAACTGTGTTTTCATCTAACGATTTATTTTATACTTTTTATCTTATATAAGTATTAAATATTTCCGTAAGTATAATTTTTCTCCACCTTTGTAGGAGATATTCTATGTAAAACCTCCTCTATTTTAGATAAAAGTTCAATTTCGTTAGTATCAACATCAAATAAAAAAGAATCATATGTGTAAAGTACCAATTTTGTCTTAGTATTTTCTAATAAAATATTCAGTTGATTCAATAGTAAAACATTTTGTTCGGTTTCTAACGCCTGTAAATAAT